AAAGCTTTAGTACCACATTTAACTTGCTCATCACCTATCATAACGACAGAATTGGAGTCATAGTTATAAACATCAAAGGCCTTTTTACGGGCAACAATACGTTCAGCTGATTCGTTATTAAAAATTTGTGAAAACCACGTTTTAACTTTAGTCGGAGCAGAATTATCACCTTTACAATTAGCAAAATGAGTGCACTGTTGACCAGTACATTTATGATTACAAATCTCATTAGCCTTACAAGGTAATTGTTCAGGACAATTTTTATAATGAATACATTCTGGTTTCAAAACACGAGGAATATCACCAACAAAAGAATTTTCAGGTAAAGTATGAATTGACTTACCAATTGGAGGACTATTTAAAAGTTGATCTATCTGACGTTCTTGACGACGTTGACGATAGACATTCTTAACTTTATTGCCTGCATAAGCAGTGGCACAAATAAGAACAGCAACAATGGCAAAATCAATACAGGGCGCAATATACTTAGCATTATTAGCATAAAAAGTAGCACTCCTGTTATAAACATTAGTAGATGAATATTTCCACCAATTAGTCGAATTATACCAAGTCTCGGTAGTTGACAAAGGAACTGTCAAAGGTTTATAAATAATACCTTTATTAGGATCAGAAATAATGGCAACTTTAGGATGGAAAGATAAAAACCATTTTCCAATCCAACGACCAGGGGAATACTTGAACCAAGTAGACGCGGCATCTTGTTTAACAAGTTCAACTTCTATAACAGAAGGAACTATCGTTTCTTGAGTAGTTATAGCAGCAAAAACTTCTTTAGCATGCTTATCAAAAACTGTCGAAGAAGAAGAACCTTCTTTACAAACAATTTCAACTTCATCATCAGTGTCATCTTCAGAATCATCATCAGAATAAACACCTTTATTAGAAACAGGAAAAACCGGCTTAGGACTAGGTTCAACAATAACAACATTGTCAGCTTTACTCCCAATAATTTGGGCAGCTTCAGCACGAACTTTTATTTCGGCCGTTTTAGTAGCAACCCAATTATCGTAACATTGTTTAGCCAACACTTGATTAATATGTGTTGAAATTTTGCATACAGGACATATAGCTTTATCATCAAAATGATTATAATAATATTGAGCACGTTCAATGAAAGTGCCACCAACTAAGGCATTATTAACACGCTTTAGGGGGCCACCTTTACTTGGTTCTTTAGTTTCAAAAGGAGTAACATCAGGAACCATTTCATCAACGGCATCTTTAGCAATAGCTAGTTCAGTACACACAAAACACGTACACTTGGGAATATGACCTTTATCGTAGTAATCACACGCTTGGGCAGATGCTCTCGAAACAAAGTTCCAGGCCTTCTCCATACCAGAAAAAGCAAAAATAGCTTCTTTCATAGGTTTAGAAACAGAGCCTTTAAATAAGTACATAAAAATTGCACCTAAAGCAAGCAATCCTGACATCCAAGACAAGGGATAATCTTGTTGAAGTTTTCGAGTTGTTTTACCTTCATGACAAAAAGAAATAGAATTTCCTGTAAAGGCACCTC